TATAAAACTCAATAATTTAATGATTGGAACTTTAATAGTTTGGATTATCACCGTAATATTAGGTGGAATAATAATGCCAGTAAGTGCGGAGGAGACGCATAACTGGAGTTATAAAGGTTATTTTATAGATTCTTATGCGCACGCTGTTGAAGCAATTGTTGTTTCAGCTTTGTGCACCTTAGTTTTTACATGGATCATGGCAAATGCTGTAGCTCGAATAATTGATGGTATTGCAAGTCGTTATAAACGTTGGTACATCGAACGAGTAGTTGGCTTTACTTGGTCTAATCATGCTTTTAATTTTGCACTGATTGGGGTAGTAATGATCATGTTGCGCAAATTGTTTAGTCGCGGGCGCTCTATCAAAGAGTCAACCAAGAAAAATATAATAGTTTCTTCTGGTGACGCTGTTGTTGCGCTCGTAGGTGCTTCAATTTTTGCAGCTCATGGAGTGAAGTCTGCAGTTGTAATAAAGGAAGCTGTCTCATATGTTGTGGGACGTTTGATCCCCTTATGCTCTGGTTTTGGCTTGTTTGCGTCGATTTTTTCCGTGGATGAAGACGAACCAAAGTATGGTTTGGGTTATGTGAAAGCTGTTGAAGAGGTTTGTCAGGACACATTGGAGAAGGTCTCCCAAAAAGAGTGTTCTGGTAAGTGTAAGGATGGTATTTGTTTGTGCAACTCTAATGTTGAGTTTGTTAATTTAGGACTTAACAAAGAGAAACATGAACAAAGGTATCCGGGTTTGTATAAATTGTGGAAAGACATAGGTGTTCGAGCAGAGATGATGAAGATAAAAGTGGTGGCGGAGACCCAAAAGTTGAGTTTATCCTTTTGGTTATCTGTAGCTATAGTCAGTCTCGCTATTATACTAGTATCTTTCTACAAATATGCTTCTAGTAAGAAAGAAGGGGGGAAATGTTGTAAGCCTAGAGCTGAAGCTATCCCTTTCGTTCCTAAAACTGTAAAACCATCGCTCGTATCTGTTGATTTGATTGATCCAGATAGTGAACTTGAGGAACCTCCTAGTGAGAAGTACTCTTCACCAGAGTCGAAAGTGTGTTCAGAATGTGGAGGGACCTTTCCTAAGGAGGCATTTCGGAATCATGTTTTAAGTCATAAACGCTGTGACGATGTGCTGGCCAGTCGTTTGGAAGCTCTTAAGGAGTCCGACGACAGGAGGTTGATTCGTGAGAGGCTTGATGATCGATTGCATGATAAAGATATAGATCATTCTCGTGGTACTGATGATAGATCAGAGGGAGTAAGGTGGAGAGACTTGGAAGAAGCTGAAGAGCGTCGAAGTCATCCCCGTCCCGATGAAAGACCAGCGGGTGGAAAGAAAAATAGAAAAGTAGCTCTGTCTTTTGGAATGGGTGGTAGCAAATTAGAGAAGAAATTCTTTAAAGAGAGTACCTTGCCTGATGTTAATACTTGCGGATGCGAGGAACACTCGGCGGGAAAACATGTTTGCTCTGAACATTCACAATCCTCTACTGACGCATTAAAGTCTGTCATTCAGTTGGCTAGCGTGACCGCGAAAGAGAGTGAGTTAAAGAAAGTTGCTAAGAAACGCCGAGTAAGATCAAAACCTACAAGGGGAGAGAAGGCCTTTAGCGCTGAATTTAAAAATGCAGTGGCTAAAGAAGCAGGTTCCTTCCGTATATCGGGTTTGGATTCGAAAGGCGGGGTAGCACGAGTGAAAGGAACTGAAGTGTGGTGTAATATTGTTTTTGCATGTAATCATTTTATTCTACCTTATCACTTATTTTCAGGCGCTGCTGGTCAGGTAGTTGAGATTTTTTCTCCTACTGGAGTGGTGTATGAATATAAAGTTGAACAAGGTAAGAAGTTTAGTCATGATCTGATAGTGTTTGCCTTCAAGTCGAAGAATGGAGAGTTAGCTCCTGCCTCCTTGAGACTTGCTAAACCAGATCTGTCTAAGAAGGAAATCTTTGTAGTTTCTTACGTGAGGTTTGAGGACTTTGCGACACGCACCTACTGTGGAACAGAAGGTAGTTTGAGTCAATTAGAACTCACCAAAGGTAAAGAAATGGCAAGATATACTGCGAAAACAGATAAAGGTTACAGTGGATCAATGTGTTTAAATGAGGTTCAGAAGTGTGTTGGATTCCATAATGAAAAAGGTGGTTTCTTTCCAGTTACTGAAGAACTTATTAAATTCTTGGGTCCTTTAAACTAGGACCGCTCCCCGTTTCGCTTGACAAGATGAATCAATGGTACAGTAAGTACGGATTTGAGGATGTGTTGAGCTATGATTCGGTGGAGCGGGCTAGTTTATTTCGTGAGTGGTGCTTTCGTGGTTATATCACGTATTTGGGCCGCGCTCGAAATGTAACCAGAACTTATTCACGCAAAGTTAAAGAAAATTTTTCGTTCCGTTCTTTTCTCCAGTCTCGGAATATTGAAATTCCAGCTGGATATGGTATGGCTAGGTGTTCTTTGCCAGCCTGCTATAAGAGCATATCAAAATATGACAAGGGAGAACCCGAAATTAGGAGTCTTTTATTTCGTCGTGCTTGTGCATGGACTGAAAGAAAGTATGGCCTGATTATGGGGAATAGTAAAGTCCTTTCTCAAGAAGAAGTTCTTGTGGAAATGGACAAAACTACCTCATGTGGTTACCCGTGGAATATTAAGTTTTCAAACAAAAACGACTTCCTAGAAGATGTGGTAGTAAGACAGGTGCTCCCTGATTTCTTTGAGAAAATAGGTGAGGAAACTTCCGAAATCCAGGCGCTATGGAAAGTTGCTCAGAAAAATGAACTGTTACCGATTGAGAAGATTGAGGCTGGAAAGGTACGTACCTTTACAGCTGCACCAATTGAGCTCTCGGTAGCGGCTAATCGTTTATTTCTGGATCAAAATCGTAAAATGAATGAAAACAATGTTCTGAAAAACTCTTTTTCATCATCTTTTGTGGGTGCAACAAAATATGAAGGTGGATGGAATCGATTATTTAAGCATTTGACCGTCAAATTTAAAAATTGTTTTGAATTAGATGAATCATCTTATGATGCATCTCTTTTTCAAGTGGTATTTGAGTGGATTGCTAAATTTCGATTTAAGTGTATAGATAAGAGTATGATGACTGAATTGGAACAGGAGTGTCTGTGGCG